ACAGGCCACATACTCCGCTGACCTTGCAGAATACTACGAAGGTGATCAGGAATACGAAGTGGGAACTGTTTTAGTATTCGGTGGGGACAAAGAAGTTACTGTGAGTAATATCAAAGGTGATACTAGAGTAGCTGGTGTGGTATCTGATAATGCGGCATTTGCCATGTACGAATCATGCCCAGGACTTAAGAACTTAGTGGCTCTACAAGGTCGAGTACCTTGTAAGGTAGTAGGCCGAATAAAGAAAGGTGATCTGTTAACAACATCAGGAATACCCGGAGTTGCTGTATCTGCAGGCAGTGATGCTAAAGTAGGCACTATTGTAGGAAAAGCACTGACAGATTACGATTCAGATCATATTGGTACTGCTGAAATTGCAGTAGGGAGAACATAATGGCATTGCCGAATAATAGCATAGATGTTGGAGCAGCACCACTTCTCTGGAGTGATGTCAGTGAGGCGTTTGAGAAGATCAATGAGAATTTCACAGCTCTAGATCTTGCCACGGGAGGTAGTGCGGTTGACCTTTCAACACTAAACACCGACGTTAGTCCAGCAGCCGATAACACATATTTTCTAGGGGCTCCTGGAAAAACATGGAAAGCAGTACTAACTTCCGAATGGAGTTCATCACCCGGCAGTGAAGGCAATGGTGTAATTTTAGGTACTGCTCAGATCAAAGGCATCGGCGGAACCGTAGATCTTCCAGCAAATTCCACAGTCAACGGATCATTGATCATTGATCCAAACAAAACATTTTTTAAGTCAGTACAGGTAGACAACGGCAATCAGATAGTTGCTGACAATTTTGTAGATACATTAAATCTATTGTCAGGCGCTGCTATACAGATGACAGTGAGTTCTGGTGCAGAGAGCATCACGATAACCAACACAGGTGTAACTTCAGCTGTGGCGGGCGATGGTATTAGTGTCAGTGCTGCCACCGGTGGTATAACTTTTACCAACACCGGCGTTAGGAGTTTAACTAATTCAGGTTCCATCGGAACACGTACTCCGGGCAGCGGCATACATGTCAGCAGTTCGACAGGAACTCCATTGCTGACCAACACTGGTGTATTAGAAATACAACCAGGTTCGGGATCGCTTGCGGTGTCTACTGATGCAACAACTGGTATTGTTACTATCACAAACACTGCCCCGGCACAACCAGCCTTTCAACAAATCGAAGTCAATGGCGATAGTGCTAACCGATTAGTAGCAGACAGTACCGCAGGTGTATTTAAGATCGTCAGCGGTGCAGGAATTACACTAGCTAAGACTGTGGGCACAGACACTATGTCTATTACAGTCAATCCAGTATTCGATCTAAAAGGATCAATATTTGGAGATGACAGTAGTATATTAGTTGATGCTGTCAGCAACTATATCTACGGTAATGTTTCAGCAACCACACTAAGAACAGCAGAAACTAAAATAGCTCTTGGTGCAAGTGCTGGCAGTATTTCACAAGGAAACAACGCAACCGCAGTTGGTTGGCTGGCAGGGTATAATACTCAAGGAACTGCCGCTGTAGCAGTCGGTAGAGAAGCTGGCGAAATTAGCCAAGGCCAATATGCTGTGTCTGTTGGGCCTGGAGCAGGATACACCGGGCAGGGCGGAAATGCCGTGGCTATCGGGTATGATGCTGGATTTACTGCTCAGGGGTCGGCAGGAGTTGCAATCGGATACATTGCAGGTAATAATACACAAGAATCCGGAGCGGTGGCAATTGGGTATACCGCGGCTCAGACCACGCAAAGAACAGGAGCAGTGGCCATCGGATGGAGTGCTGGTCAAACCAATCAAGGTGCAAATGCAATAGCCATAGGATATCGAGCAGGGTTTACAAATCAAAATGCAAGTTCAATTGTGCTCAATGCCAGTGGCGTTGCACTAGAAGCTGCCGCAGCTGGTTTCTTTGTTAATCCAATAAGATTTTCATCAAGCTCTGCTAAAGCACTAATGTACGATTCCACCACCAGCGAATTAATTTACAGTAGCGTATTAGAATTCGTTGGCAGCACTATCAGCACCAGCGACTCCAGCGGATTGACTGTGGATGTACAAACAACATTCAACACCGATGTTACTGTTGAAAATGATTTGAATGTTACACAGCGATTGCGTGTGCAAGGCAGCAGGGTTATTAATATAACAGAATTACAAACCATTGTAGCGGCAAGTGCAGACTTTGCTGCATTTAAAACAGCTATAGCAGCATTGGCATAATTGGAGCGATAAATGGCAAAATTAACAGATGTATTAATAGGCGTAGGCCTCACAGCTAATGACAAGACAGGCGATAGCCTACGAGCTGCGTTCCAAAAAGTCAATGTGGGATTTACTGATCTATATACAAAATTAGGGTTAGTCGACGGAAGCGGATTAAATCTAGGTGCGTTTACATTTACCGGTAGTACCATGAGTACTGATGACAGTACACCTATTGTAATTGATCAAGCTACTACCATTACCAGCAACTTGACAGTGGGTGGAGATGTTTTGCCCAGTGTGGCTCTTGGTGGCGATCTAGGATCATCCGCTAGACCTTGGAAGAGTTTGTATGTCAGCGGATCAACCATCTATCTTGGCAATGCTGCATTAAGGGTTGACGCTAACGGTGAACTTTTAATAAACAATAATCGCATACTCCAGGACAACGGAAATTATATCAGTTTAAATTCTAATGTAAATGATGTACAGGTCAGCGATCTTCAAGTTGGCGATACCTTACAATGGGCAGGCGGTTTTTGGGTTAATGGTCCCGGAGGTGGAAGCACATTGGTAAACGGTGCCAACACAGTAAGCCTTGATTCGGATGGTGTGTTAACATTACCAAACGGTTCTACTATTGGAAGTAATAACGGTTTCTCTGGTGTACCAATAACCACAGACCGTGGTACAATATTGCTGGGCAACAGTCCTGAAATTGGGCAAGCCGATCATTTTCATATAATGAAAGGCGGACAGCAGGCCCTTGATTTATTCTTAGGTGATGACAGTAATTATGTAAAACTTCCTGATGCCGGCGGAGTTGAAATAGCCACACAAAATTTCAATCAATATTCTTGGACATTTGGCACAGATGGTCATTTAACCATACCAGGTGATATCCGCAGTGAAGGCAACATCAACATTGACATCAACCTGTCAGACTCAACTCTGCGTAGATGGAGTTTTGGTGAAGATGGAGATTTAACATTGGCCGGCAATATTGAATCCGCGGATGTGTTGGATATCACAGCCCAAAGTCAAATACGGTTAGTATCAAGAGACGACAATGTACAGATCAGAACCAACGCTACTTCGGAAGATACCTACATTTGGCAGTTTGGCTCAGATGGGGAGTTAACATTGCCTGGTGGTCGTACCCGTATTGGCACGACTGCGGACTCAGATGCTATTATAGCCAACGAGGACGAAGTATTTGGTGTTATAGCACAAGGAACAAATGGCGCAGTTCAACTGGTGTGGATAGAAGATCTAGAAAACGCTTACACCAGCAACCTAGCGGCTGTATATGTAAATTCTGGAAATTTGGGTAGTGTTAGAATAGCAACAGGTGCCAATGGCGGCCCTGGACCCAATTACTGGGAGTTTAACAACAGTGGTGCATTAACATTCCCCCAAGGCACCACCTTTGCCACCACTGACGGAACAGGTGCATTTATCATAGACGGTGCTGCTGACAAAGATGTTCAAATATATACCTACAGTGGTGATAATGCTCGCGGATGGACCTTTGGCACAGATGGTAGTTTACAAATCCCTGGTGATATCAAGAGCAACGGCAATATCAACATTGACATCAACTTGAGTGATAGTACTCTGCGTAGATGGCAGTTCGGTGAAGATGGCATATTGACAGTACCGGGACCGATTAGTGGATTAGGAAATGCTAAACTAGACTTTACTACTTACGCCAACGTTGCATATCTAACAACTACCAGTGATGATACTACTGCATTGTATATGGGGTCGGTATCTGCTGAATTATACGCTCAAACAAATATACTCATCAGGACCAATACTGATGGAACAGCAAAAGTATGGACATTTGGTGACGATGGTAGTTTAACATTGCCAGGTAACATCCTAGACAGCACAGGGGTTAATCAAACAGCCCAGCGTGTAGAAGGGTCGTGGACTGTTACAGCAGGTACTAACACCTACAGTTTCACACTGCCGTCGGACGGTACTTACACAATGTGGGTCAAGGGTAATATTCCTAATGGCATCATAGTGTGGAATGCTACCGCATCAGTATCAAATACTAATGTTCCAGCAATAGGCACACAGTATGCTTGGAACTACACAGGTGGCGGAACACCAATTTCACTAACATCTATTCCTGATCAGATTAAGGGAGTAGCAGGTACAATCAGTACAGATGCTACCTATGCGGGCACAACCAGCAATAGATTTGATTTTGGCATTAGTAATACCAGCGGTGCATCACAGACTGTTTATTATGGCTACACTAAAATTTAACGGTAAATATACTAAAGAGAGCGTATTATGACAGTTCAAACAATCAATATCGGCAATGTAGTCAACGATGGACTAGGTGATGACCTACGCACGGCCTTTGAAAAAGTAAATGCCAACTTTGCGGATCTAAGCACTCAGCTAACTATTACTGCAATTAATCTAGGATTGAATGGCTCTGACATTTTCAAACAAAAAGTAGGACAAGAATTACAATTCAGGAGTTTAGTTTCTGGTACTAAAATACTCATAGATGAGCAAACAGAAACCATAGTAATCAACAATACATCACCAGATGCATTTACTAGAATAGATACCGATGCTGGCAGTGTTTTGGCCAGCACACATCAACAAATAACACTGGAAGGTACATATGCTCCGGAATCTTATACGCGGACCAAAGATATTGAAGTAACGACTTCCGGTAGCTCTGTAAAATTTAAAACTATTTTACCGATCACTGAAATATTAACAACTTTTGATTTTGGTCCAGCAGCAGGCAACTTTACCAATACCACACAGTTAGCGTTGGCTTCAGCTAATATTGACTTCGGTACTGTCTTACTACCGGGAAGATTAGATCTAGATTGTGGAACACTAGGTTAAGGAGTAGTCAATGATAACCTGGCAAACACCAGCTGGAAGCCTAGGAAAGATAACCGAAAGAATAATTATAGAAATTCCTCTTTCTGCTAGCTCTAACATAGGATCAGTTTCTTATTCAGTTATCGCAGGAAGTCTACCGCGTGGGCTAAGATTATCAGGCAATAAAATTTCAGGCAGTCCTGTTGAGGTTAAACGATATACTGAAAGTCGATTCGTAGTACGAGCATCGGACGGCATCGATCTAGAGGACAGAACTTTTAGCATATCAGTAGACGGTGCCGATATACCCGAATGGGTTACTACCGAAGGTTTCTTAAAGGTCGGGCCGGGGGAAGCATATTTTGTCTTAGACAACAGTTATGTTAGCTTCCAGTTAGAAGCCACGGACACTGATCTTACCGCAGGCGATAAGTTAGAATATTTCTTGATACCCACTGGAGGACAACTGCCTCCGGGATTAAATTTATCCACAGATGGTATTATTTCTGGATTCACCGATCCGATATTTGCTGTAGATTATATTTCATCAGACACCGGTTCGTACGATACAGGTGCATTTGATGTAACTCCTCTAGACTTTTCCGAAGCCAAATCAAACGGGTTTGATAGTTATTTCTACGATAATCAAACTTTCGATTACACTGAATCTAGCCGTATTCCTCGAAGACTCAGTAGGATATACACATTTGCAGTAGCAGTTAGTGATGGTGCGAATACCATTACTCGTATTTTTAAAATATATGTAGTAACTGAAGAATTCTTACAGGCCGATAACAGCCTGTTGCAGGTCGATACTAATTTGTTCCAAGCGGACAGTTCTAAGGATAGGATTCCATTATGGATAACTGAAAGCAATCTTGGAAGATATAGATCAAATAATTATCTAACTATATTTTTAGATGTTTATGATCCGCCTAGTCTATCAGGCACACTGACATTTTATTTGTTGTCTCAGAATCCTGACGGTAGTGTCAGTGAAATTCCGCCTGGCACCGAATTAGACAGTATCACTGGAGAGGTTGCTGGAAGGATTCCATACCAATCAGCTGTAACTAAAACTTACAAATTTACCATGCTGGCTGTTAATTTTTCTCAGGTGTTGGCCACTACCACTTATACACTAGCAGGAAATTGGAATTCAATATCTAATTACCTTCCGAACTTTGCAGTAAAGTACGAAGAAGATATATATGTTTCTCTCATAGCCAATCGAAACGTTGTTCCTACAAATGAGACCTATTGGCTCAAGGGCACATCGTCGGCTCAGAAAACATTCACTATAGAACTAGTAGGAGAAATTGAAAGCAGCGTCGAATGGATAACTCCTAGTGATCGAGGAACTATTAAACCTAATCAACCTAGCAGGGTATATGTTGAGGCACAAAGTTTACTGTATGGCGGAAGGATTGCCTACGAGTTTGTTTCAGGATCGTTGCCTCCTGGATTAACTTTTTTACCAACTGGTGATGTGCAAGGTAAAGTAAAGCAGTTTGCAGACACAGCTGGTCCAGGATTGACTAGATACTTCGACGGGGATTCGTCTTATGATGATTCTTCGGGCGATGTTAAAACATTTGATATTACATTTGACGGTGGATCGACTAGTTTCGATAAAAAGTTTACATTCACTATCAAAGCCAAGGATGCTGTTAATTTTGCAGAGCTCAACAGAACATTCACTGTTACGGTTGTTGCAGACAATCAAAAAACATTCGCCAACTTGTATCTAAAAGCATTCCAATCTAAGAATAAGAGATTAGACTGGTACAACTTTATCACAGATGCTACTATTTTTAAACCAGAAGATATCTATAGATACGGTGATGCAAATTACGGAATACAATCAGATCTCAAAGTTTTAGTGTTTGCTGGTATCGAATCTGTATCAGCAGTTAATTACATACAAGCTATGAGTAGAAATCATTATAAAAAACGCTTGCTCTTCGGAGACGTTAAAGTCGCCAAGGGCAAGGATCAAGATACTCAAGAAGTTGTGTATGAAGTGATCTATGTTGATATCGTGGACGAGTTTGAAAAATCTGGAAAAAGTGTAGCACAAACTCAACAATTATCAAATGGAATAAACAGCAGAGTGCTGATCAGTTATGACGCTATCAAAGTAGACAGCGACATACCATTTGCCAGTGATAGAGATCATCAGCGTATTTTTCCAAATAGTTTAAAAAATATGCGCACCAGGATTGAGGGAGTCGGCGAAAGAGATCGCGAGCTACTACCGCTATGGATGAGAAGTATTCAAGAGGATACCTTTGTAGAATCTGGATATGTTAAATCGTTGGTTATCTGTTATGCCAAGCCCGGAAAAGCAGATATTATTCTATCTAGGATAAAAGCCAAGACACAATATGCTTCTAGAGGAGAATGGTCTTCTAGTATAAATTACACTATAAATGATTCAGTGTTGTACAAAGGACTGTACTATACCTGTATTTTAGATAACAATAATAAAATACCCAATACAGAAACTGATTTTTGGACTAGAAATTTTGATTTCAAATCGATCGATTTTCTAGCTGACCGATATCTAATTGACGTAATCGACGGGGAAATAGAGGATAAATACCTTGCGTTTCCACAACGCGGAGAAAAATTACCATGACAATAACAACCACTAGCAATATCAATTACTTGAGCGTAAATGAAAACTTTCCAGTCGCAGGACAGGATAACGATACACAGGTATTTCGAGACAACTTTGATACCATAAAGACCAGTCTAAGAAATGCTAAAACTGAAGTCAATGAACTCCTCGGAGCAGCAGCGAGACTAGATAATGATAACGATTTTGGACTTAATATTGTACAGAACGCATTATTACAAAGTAATAGAGAACAAAAATGGGATGGCGGTGCTGTTGCAGCTAGTCCGCTAACTGTAGACTTTCAAAACGGATCATATCATATATATAGATTCGGTGCTAACACTACATTGGAATTTTTAAATCTTCCAGGTGATCCGGCATACACAGCAGAAGTTACTCCTATCGGAATGGGAAAGATACGTTTAGAATTATACGGCGATGGCACTGCTAGGACCATTGGTTTCTCATCTTCAGGTGGCACTGTAATTAAAAAGAATTCGGATTTCCCTGCTAGTCTTGTACTAACATCTTCAACCAATCCAGTGTTCATCGATGTCTGGAGACACAGCCAAGAAATCATATTCATGCAATATCTTGGACAGTTTGCATGATGTTTCATCCATTCGAAGGCAACCTTTCGGATTTCAAAGATGCCGAAATTGAACAACGCCTTTTTGAATTGAACAAAAAATACCACGCTGCGGCACGTCTGGGCAAGCCAGAACTATTGACACAACTCGCAACATTTGTTACAATATATAGAGATGAACTTAATAAAAGATACTCTCTTAAAATTAAACAACAACTGGATGGCGACTTGGGTCAATTGATTAATGTGGACTAATACTGAAAAAGAACTAATAGAAGGCATCATCAAGCACGGTCCGGAAATATTGGAACATTGTGCGTGTTCTGATGATATCTCTAAATACCTATCTCGTCTACAGGACGAACATCTGCACTACCCCAAACCCACTGAAATAGACACATCGAAATGGTTTATGCCTAACGATTATTGTCCAAATTTAGTAGAGTATCTCTATGGGTGCTGTCAGACACAGGAACAGAAAGATAGAGTTAGTTTAGAATTAGATTTATATATAAAAAATAATATGATGGACATGTTGTTTTTTATAAAATACCTAGTAGATACCTTGCGTAAAAACAAGATAATATGGGGTGTGGGTAGAGGATCAAGTGTAGCAAGTTATGTGCTCTATTTAATAGGGGTGCATAAGGTGGATAGTATTAAATACAATCTACCAATAGAAGAATTCTTCAAAGGAGATCAAAATGGGTAAAGTATACACTAGCGTTAGAGGTAAAGAAATTGACATGGAAAAACTGTCATTGAAAAATGAAACTGAAATCGCAGTCGGAAATGTTAGAGTAAATGCACGTGGGGATGAATTAGGTCATGGCGGAAAAGTTGTTCGTACTAGAGAACAGGTTCTTCAAGACTATTATAAAACCAATCCCAAAGCTATAACAGAAGAAATTGTCGAAAGAAGAAAGAAATAATTATGGCTGCATACGAAGCTAAGAAAGTAAAGATCCGTGCCTTGAATGATCATGTGCTTGTTAAGGAAATGAATTTCAGCGAAAGAACAACCACTGCTGGAATTGTACTTAGAAGTGATAACGGTAAATCCGAAGGTATTAGGCCTCGTTGGGCACAGGTATACTGTGTTGGGCCCAACCAAAAGGATGTCAGCGTGGGACAATGGATACTAGTCGAACACGGCCGATGGACTCGCGGGATCGATATTGATGATGGGGACGGTGCCAAAACCATCAGACGAGTAGATAACAACTGTATATTAGCAGTATCTGATATAGAGCCTAGCTTCGAAGACGATATGGTCATGGGTGGCTAAATGCATCTCAAGAGAAAAACTTGGGATGTGGCTAACGTAGTTAACCAGATACACGATATTTCAAGACAGTGTTCAAGCCCTTATAATGAGGGCTTCACTGCTTTTGAACTCAAAAAAGATCTGTATCAAATTAAATTTATCATAGATGAAGCACTCAAAACATCTCCTACCTTTTATGGAGAAGAAGAGTGGTTGACAGAACAAGAAAAAAAGCGTATCATTAAGATATTAAAGTCTTAAGGAGATACGATGACTAACCCATTTCGCGATCAAGCGAAGTTCATGAAAGCCTGCGATCAAAGCGTCGGCTCAATTAATGAAGCACAATACAAACTGTATTGCGATCTAATCCACGAAGAATTCAACGAAGAGTTTAAGGTAGCATTAGAAAACAACGACCGAGTAGAGCAATTAGATGCGCTGATCGATATATTAGTTGTTACTATAGGTGCTATCCATAGCGGCGGGTTTAACGCAGAAGCCGCATGGAAAGAAGTCATGCGTACCAACTTTGCTAAGATTGATACCGAAACTGGCAAGGTACGTAAACGTGAGGATGGCAAAGTACTCAAGCCGACTGGTTGGGTCGCTCCGGAACTAGCACCGTTTGTAAAATAGTCAATGACTGAAGAATTCAACATACTCGATATGTCTCCAGAAGAAGCTCAGGCCTTCATACGCAGAGTTATGGGCCCACCGAAGCGTCAAATAGCAGACGAAGAGTATAAACACGTTTGGCTTATGTTAAAAATGACCGAACCAACACGCACCAGCAATAATCAACATAGCTGGTGTGAAGAATATTATGTAGGTGGCAAGTATTATGATGTACATTACTTTCCCAATGAAGAACCAATTATAGAAGAAGTATTACCAGAATGAAAATAGGATTTACCTGCTCAACCTTTGACCTGTTTCATGCAGGCCATATCATGATGCTCAAAGAAGCAAAGACGCAGTGCGATCATTTGATCGTGGGATTACAGACGGATCCTACTATCGATCGACCCGGAATTAAAAACAAACCAGTTCAAAGTGTTTTTGAACGCTACGAGCAACTTAAGGCCTGCAAGTATATTGACGAGATACTTGTTTACGAAACGGAAGAAGATCTTGTAAACATCTTGCTTTCTTATCCTATTAATGTTAGAATACTAGGACAAGAATACGAAGATGAAGATTTTACCGGTAGACATGAATGTATAGATCGCGGTATTGAATTTTATTTCAACAAGCGAGAACATAATTTTTCAACCAGTGAACTGCGACAGCGAGTAATTGCTGCCGAAATTAACAAAGGATTAAGACAATGAGTATGGATCAAGGAGCAGTATTTTTGGCTTCTAGTATTTTATTAATGTTGGGCTTTATAGTGATAGTAGCTGGAGCAATCGCTATTAATAATTTGCTATGTCGATATTGGAAACCTGTTAAGATTTTTCATCCAGACAGCTGGAGAGGTTTTAATCCACCTATCGTATCTACAGAACAAAAAAATAAAGGAGTAATTGATGGAGATTCAACCAAAGGACACTAGTAAGGGACATTTTTATGTCAGCCTTGCTAAAAGTGCTATCCGTATTGTAGCAGGCGGCTGTTTGATCACAGGCAACTTGCTAATGGCGGGTGTTTGTTTTATAATGGCTGAAGTGTTAGGCATTGTTGAGGAATTGGTATGAGGAATATTGAATTAGTTGATGCGGTGATCGCATTGCACGACATTGCTCGCACAGTAGAAAGAGAAATTGGTCGAGGCCAGTTAAGCGACGACATTCGATCATGCGCAGATCGATTGCATGAACTCTCGCTGTATGATGCAAAAAATAGTATAATTACACAAGACACTATTAACAAGGCAAAAGAATGAAAGAACTATGGGTAGAAAAATATCGTCCTAAGACTGTAGACGGCTATGTGTTTAGGGACGATCATCAACGCAAACAGGTCAAGACGTGGATCAAGGATGTCAGCATACCACATCTATTGTTAAGCGGAAGTGCGGGCATTGGCAAAACTACATTGGCTAAGATTCTTATCAGCGAGCTAGGAATCGAAGATTATGATGTGTTAGAGATCAACGCAAGTCGTACGAACTCGGTAGACGACGTCCGTGATAAAATCACTAACTTCGTACAGATGATCCCGTTCGGTCCGTTTAAGGTTGTGCTACTTGATGAGGCTGATTATCTAAGTCCGAACGCCCAAGCTGCACTACGTGGCGTTATGGAAGAGTATCATGCCACTTCTAGGTTCATACTTACCTGCAACTATCCTAACAGGATTATTCCTGCTATCCATAGTCGTTGTCAAGGATTCCATGTCGAACGCACTGACATGACCGAGTATACTGCTAGAGCTGCCACGGTATTAGTAGAAGAAGGCGTAGACTTTGAATTAGATACACTAGACAGTTATGTTAAAGTCGCTTATCCAGATTTGAGAAAATGTCTACAACTTCTTCAGCAAAATAGTCAAGATGGAAAACTAGTAGCACCATCGTCGGGCGATTCAGGTGCAGCTGATTGGAAGTTTGATATGATCACACTATTCAAGGCCGGTAAGATCACCGAAGCTCGAAAAATGCTATGCGGTAAACTTCGTGCAGAAGAAATGGAAGAAGTGTTTGTGTGGTTGTATAATAATATCGATGTTTTCGGCAATGAAGAGAATCAAGATAAGGCCATTATAATCATTAAACAGGGCCTTGTAGATCATACATTGATCATTGATCCGGAAATCAATCTAGCCGCTACTCTGGTGAAATTAGCAAGACTAAATGGGTGATCCTGAGAAATCTAATTTAGCAAAAGGAAGAACTAGTTATGATTCTACATCAACTGGTTCTATAATTCCTTTTTTTAATAGAAACGTATCAGAATATCCTACAGAAGCAGGCGGAGTTAAATTTGATCTAGTTCCTGTTACAAAACAGAAAGATCTCATGATCAATCATGCCAGGATGTATGCTCAGCAAGAGTATGATCGCATCATGGAACTAGTAGCTGTTCTAGAAGAGCAAGCGCAGTCTATTAAACGCAGACTAGAAATAACTGATTCTGTTCACGCAGCGGTATATCAATTTCAACCTGTAATGGGAAACATCTATTGGTTAGTCTGGGACAAGCGTAAGCAACATACACTGTTAACGCAGAACGGACCCAATGATTGGTCTAGTAGTGCCCCAGAGGACTATGAATATCAAGCGCAGGTAAAATACATGGGCGATCATACTTGGATGGAAATCAATGAAGAATAAATTTATCAATCTCTACATGGACTGGGCTGACAGAGTTGCACAACTTAGTCATGCTGTGAGATTAAACGTGGGAGCAGTAGTTGTTAAAGATGACACAGTTATCAGCTATGGTTATAACGGTATGCCGGCTGGTTGGGATAACAACTGCGAAAATGTAGAATCAACCTTTGACGAAAGAGATGCTAATTCCAGCGATTGGACTTTCAACGAAGATGATAAGAAATACTATCGTCTAAAAACTAAACCGGAGGTGCTTCATGCTGAATCGAATGCGATTGCGAAACTGGCTAAGTCTCACAACAGTGGTCTGGGTGCTACTATGTTTATTACCCATGCTCCATGTTTGGACTGTGCCAAACTTATCTACCAAAGTGGTATTGGCCATGTTCTATATAGGAACAGTTATCGGGATACTAGTGGTATCACATTTCTCGAAAAGTCGGGAGTAAGAGTAGAACAAATGAAAAAGGACGCCTAAGCGTCCTTTTTTTATGAATCGCCGTAGATCGCTAATATCTCCTTTACAGCTTCGTGGCGTTCGACATCCTCTACCGTAAACTGGCAGATGTCGACGTATCTATGATTTTTAAAGTCGTTGAATAATTTTAAGAATTCCAACAATCCGTTATTACTAGGGCGGTCTGCTTGTTGTAAGTCTCCAGTTACAACCATCTTAGATCCAGTTCCTAATCTAGTTAACAACATCTTCATTTGACTTGGAGTTGCATTCTGCATCTCGTCAGCGACAACAATCGCATTTTTAAATGTGCGGCCTCTCATATAGGCTAATGGACTTGTTTCAACAACCCCCTCAGCGATCATATGTTCAATCTCTTTCGAGTTAAAGTTTTCCGCTAACACATCAAAAATAGGCTTGGTCCAGGGGGCCATCTTTTCATTTAGATCACCTGGGAGGAAACCGTGTTCCTCGTCTACTGATACAGCAGGTCGAGTTATAATGATCTTATCCGCATCACCGTATTTTAATTGATCGATAGCCCACTGTACGCCCAGCATGGTTTTACCCGTACCGGCTGGGCCGATAGCGAATATAATCATTTTACTGGGATCGTTTAATTTAAGTAGATAAGTCTCTTGGCTTAGACTCTTGGGATAAATGTGGACTCGTTTGCGTTTGTCATTTAATCTATGATCAATATTTATTACGTTGCTTTGAAATCGTGGATCATATTGCTCTTTTTGCTGAACTTGCGCTCTTTTTCGCTTCATATAAGGTTAGCCCTCCTGTAAGTGTTAGGCACGGACCTTTCAACCGTTGTGTCCGTGTCCGAACACAAAAGTATTTAACCAACACTTTCAAAAGTTATGTGTTATGTTTGTATTTTGACGATAAATACAAAGGGAGAAATTATGGCAGATATCAAAGACATTATCACGAATATAGAACAGATCTACGGGTCTAACAACAGTTTAAGTTTACTAAAAGACTTCGAACGTGTGATCGACGAATTAGATGTCTATGTCTACGACAATTGGATCGACGGTGAGCTTGTAGAAGGCCCCAAAGAAACCCGATATTTCGTAGAATGTACATTTATGTGGCCTAAAGACAAGATGCCTGAACCCAAGGGCGGAATGCGGCTAATCGAATACGGATGCGAAGTAAAGATGGGCGAAACTAAGATTTCGCAGGTTAGAAAAATAAAGACGCCAGATGACATAAGGCCCGGTACCAGAAAAGGCAAAATAGACAGAAAATCCATATGGTTAGTTAAAATTTCTATGCCTAAGAAACTGATGTCGGATATAAACAGAGGTTATATTGAGTTGGATCAAAACAAGATCGAAGATATAATTACCAAGAACGGCGGAGTAAATGCCGCTATTGATCCAGCCGAGCAACAAGCACAGGAGATGGCCAATGCAGAACCAGCCGCAGCACCAGCAGCTTAAAGAAGGACTACGTCCGCTGGATCTTAAAGAAATGATCCATCCCGTATTCGAAGTTGACACATTTAAATCAAAAATGGGCGAAGACCAGGATGTCTGTGTGGTCAGCTTTAAAGTCAAGGATCGAGCACCTGCAAAGGACCTCATGGAGTTTATCGAAAAGGGATTTTACTTCGTACTAGATTCAGATGTAAGCTCTGGAGAAGATGCCAAAGGCGAATACAGCGTGTTTGTGGAACTTCCGCGAACTCCCCAACTTGCTGAACAGATCAAAGAGATCACCTACGGTGTTAGAAAGCTAACAGGTATCGAAGATTTTAAATTTAAGTATCACAAAAGCAATAAGATGCACGAAGTATCAGAAGAAACATTAAAGTCTGTGGTGCCAGCAACTTCTAAGGACTACAGCGGGTTTATGGAAAAAATGAGAACTGAAGGTGTTAAAACTTTCTTCAATAAAACATTGATGGATGATTTGACATTAGATGGAGATATCATTACCATACATAAACCATTCAATAAAACTGTACAGCTACGCATGATCAAAGAAGGTGAAACTGAAGCGATCCTAGAAGGATCAACAGATATAATATCCATGGATGAAGAATCTATGAGTGAAATTTTTTGGCTTACTAAAGTACTAGGTGATTACAATATCAATAAGGTAGGCGAAAACTTTATGTTTGACAACAACGGTCAAGCTATTTTATTACAAAGGATCGGATAATGAGTTTTACATTTGAATTTACTAAGAGTCAGTTGAAAGAAATGATTCCTAAAAATCCCTACGTAAGTCAGTGGTATGATGCTTTATCAGAAATATTACCAGAATACAGTATTAATACTCCCCAGCGTGTGGCAGCTTTCCTAGCACAATGCGCTCACGAAAGCGGTGGGTTTGTATTCCTGAAAGAAAATCTAAATTACAAAGCACCTAGTCTGCGTAAGGTATTTCCTAAATACTTCCCAGACGATGCTACGGCAGCAGCCTACGCTAACAAGCCAGAAAAAATTGCCAACCGAGTCTATGCTAATCGTATGGGCAACGGTCCGGAAGAATCCGGTGATGGTTGGACCTTTTGCGGACGCGGCCTGATTCAGTTAACTGGCAAAGACAATTACACATTCTTTGCAGCATCTATAGATGTTCCTATTGAAGAAGCCGCAGAGTATCTGCAGACTTTTGAAGGTGCTGTTCAGTCAGCTTGTTTCTTCTGGGAACAAAACAATCTCAATACTTGGGCAGACAAAGGAGACATCCTTACACTGACCAAACGCATCAATGGCGGCACTATTGGTCTTGAGGATAGAATCAAACACTACGAACACGCACTGCATATCTTCGGAGCACATTAATTGTGTGGCAATTTCAGTGGATGCTTAGTTTAATTCCAGACAGTTTTTTTGTCTGGATTACCTATATTCTAATGATTATAGGTGTTGGACTGTATGTTGCCAGCAAACTAGTTAAATGGATTCCATTGATGGGGCAGTACAAACTGCCAGCTGAGCTTATTGGTATACTAGTATTATTAGCAGGAGTATATCTATCCGGTGGTTATGGTGTAGAGATGGCGTGGCGAGACAAAGTTCGAGAACTAGAAGAAAAGATTAAAGTTGCAGAATCAAAGAGTCAAGAAGTAAAAATACAGATACAAGAAAAAATAGTCTATAAGACTAAAGTTGTAAAAGAAAAAGAAACCGTATATATAGATAGGATCAAAGAAATAGCTAAAGAAGTAGATGCTAAATGCGAAGTAGATCCTAGAGTTATCGAAGAACTCAACAAGGCTTCTGAAGATCCGTTTAAAGGAGCAGCCAAATGAAGACGCTGTTGATAATCGCAGTGCTAATTTTATCCGGGTGCTCTACTGCTCCTGTAGTAATGAAATTTCCAGAAGTGCCCGAAGCGTTAATGCAGCAATGCGAACCGTTAGACAAAGTTCCAGCTGACACTAAACAGCTTAGTACCACAGCAGAAGTAGTAATTAAAAATTACGGCAAATATCACGTATGCAGAATCAAGGTAGAAGAATGGCAAGAATGGTACAAGTCAAATAAGAAAATCTACGAAACAGTTAAATAAGAGTATGTTTTTAGGAGCGACCTATGGCAACAAATGAAGAATATGAAAAAATGAGCGCGGCAGAAAAGAAAAAAGAAGATTGGATGAACAGTAAATGGCGTCCAATGATGGGTTGGATGTATATGCTAGTCTGTACCATGGACATGGTGATATTTCCAATCTTATGGAGTCTATTACAAACAACTACCGGTACAGCTATCACACAATGGAATCCACTAACCTTACAAGGTGCTGGACTATTCCACATCGCAATGGGTGCAGTATTAGGTATTGCGGCATTCGGTCGTACACAGGAAAAACTAGGAGGAGCAAACAATGGCGGAGCACAAGTACCATCAAGCAACTTTACAGCACCTAGCGCACCTGCGTCAAGTTTCTCAGCACCAAGCTTCTCAGCACCAAGTACCCCAAGTAGCTTTAGCGGAGGCAGCTTTGGAAGCGCACCTAAGACAACGTCAGCAGCACCGGCAATGAGCAGCACAGGTAAGCCAATGCCAATGCAGCCCGATCAACCTGAACTATAAAGGAAAAATAAAATGAAATTATTAGCAACAGCAATTTTTGCAGGTATGTTGGCGTTCGGTACAGCCGCATGTGCCAAAGAAGAACCAAAAAAAGCAACTACTCAAGCTGCACCAGCCTCAGCAGCAGATGCTAAAAAAGATGAAGCGCCAAAGACTAAAAAAGTCTGCGTTGATGTACAAGGCAAAGATGGCAAGCCTGTAATGGATCCTAAAACTAAAAAACCTAAACAGAACTGTAAAGAAGTAAAAGTGCATAAGAAGCACGAAGGCACCGCAGTTCCAGATAAGAAAAAATAAAGCTCAGTAAATCTGTAGTAAATATAAAGGACTGCTTGACACAGTCCTTTTTTTATCATATAATATAACTATGGATTATTACTCTACACTAGGTTTAAAACGAGGTGCATCAGACGCCGATATTAAAAAAGCATATCGCAGCATGGCTATGAAGCACCATCCCGACCGCGGCGGTGATGAAAAGAAATTCAAAGAAGTATCACAGGCCTATGAATATCTAAGCGATCCTCAGAAAAAACAAATCATAGACCTTGGCGGGGATCCCAATTCGCAACAGAGACAGGGTGGTGGTTTTAATCAAGGCCCGTTTGAATTCCATTTCAATACAGGAAACTTTGGAGACATATTTGAAAATTTTGGGTTTGGGCAGCGGCCTATGCGCAAGAATAAAAGTCTCAATATCAAAGTGCAAATTACATTAGAAGATGTATTGAAAGGCAAAGATATAAATGCAGAAATAGGCATACCTGGCTCCCGTAATAAAATCATCAATATAAAAATCCCAGCAGGAATAGAACACGGACAACAGATAAGATACGAAGGCATGGGAGATATGTCTATTCCGGATCTTAGAGCAGGCGATCTAATAGTTAATGTATTTGTTGAAAAACATCCAACCTTTTTCAGAGAAGGTAGCTCATTGATCTGCGAGCATGAACTTTCAATATGGGATGCTGTATTAGGAAAAGATCTAGAAATTAAAACACTGGACAGCAAAACATTAACTATATCAGTGCCAGCAGGCACCCAACCAGAAACGATTCTTAGTTGCCGTAATGAAGGTCTTCCCGATATGCGGACTAAGAGTCGAGGTAATTTATTAATTAAATTTAAAATAGCTGTTCCTAAAAATCTAAGCGCGGAACAGATACAAAAAATAAGAGAAATAAAAAATGGATTTTAAATTAGGAGCTCACGGAAGTCTTATACAGCCCAGCAGTGCATGGGACTTTGCCACTGACGGTGATGCCAAACAATTAGAAAATGATATGATAGAATTTATGGTAGCAGCCGGCGGTATTGGATTAGCTGCTAATCAGATAGGATTAACCAAGCGTGTGTTTGTTATGGGCAGAAATGATATCAAAGATTTTCCTAAACCGTTCGCTGTGTTCAATCCTGTAATCAAAGAAGCCAGTAGCGAATTGATCATTGATCAAGAAGGGTGTCTTAGCTATCCTGGATTATTTTTAACAGTTAAAAGGCCTAAATGGATCGTTGCTGAGTATCAGGATAGCGATGGTAATCTCAATGAGATTAAGATCGACGGGTATCTCAGTAAATGTTTTCAACACGAATATGATCACCTAGATGGTATTTGTTTTGTTGACAGGGTGTCTAGTATGAAGCTACAATTAGCAATGAAGAAACTAAGGAAAAAAAATAAATGATAGAACCTAGTCAGAATCTACAATTGATTTTTGAGAAATCTGTAGAAATAGCATCTAAATTAAACCATGAATACATAACTATAGAACACATAGTATTTGGTATCATGTGTGATGCAGAGTCATATACTCAAATAGAAGGGTTCGGAGCCGATGCTAATTTTATCAAAACCAACTTAGATCATTATCTAAAAAATAATCTTAATGATATTAAAAGTGCTGATCCTAAGACCAAACCTAAAAAAACAAACAGTGTAGAGCGTGTATTGAATAGATGCTTTACACAGGTGTTGTTCAGCGGCCGGCAACGTATGGAAGTCGCTGATGTCATTATAAGTGTGCTGGCTGAAAAGAACAGCTTCGGTTTCTACTTCCTAACCAAAGGTGGAGTCACTAAAGAAAAATTCATCAAGTATTTTCAAGAAAACATTACCATCGAAGATGATGTAGAGGAAGAACGTAGACCAGTGACAGTTTCTCAAATGGACAAAATATTAAATCAGTTCTGTACAAATCTTAGCTTAAAGGCCAAGCAACGACAGATAGATCCTGTAATTGGTAGAGAGGACGAATTAGAAAAGATACAGTTGGTATTAGCACGTAGAAATAAGTGCAACGTACTAATGGTCGGAGAGCCGGGCGTGGGTAAGACTGCTATTGCAGAAGGTCTAGCACGTAAGATTTTTGAAAAGAAAGTTCCTAAGTTTATACAGGATCATCAGGTGTACACTTTAGATATCAGTGCCTTGCTTGCTGGTTCAAAGTATCGTGGAGATTTTGAAGAACGCATCAAAGCAGTATTAACTGCATTAGAAAAGAAAGGCAAGATTATCCTGTTCATCGACGAAGCACACATGATGCAAGGTGCAGGTGCTGCTAATCAAAGCAGCAATGATATGGCCAATATGTTAAAGCCAGTGTTGACTAAGGGTGTTATTAAGTTAATCGCATCGACAACTTGGGAAGAGTATCGTAAACACTTTGAAAAGGATCGTGCGTTGATGCGTAGATTCCAACGAATCACAATCGACGAACCTACTCCGGAGATGTCTGTTAAGATTCTCAAAGGCGTTCGTAAGTATTACGAAAAACATCATAATGTTAAAATTTCCGACGCAGCCATCGAACAAGCAGTTAAACTGTCGGTGAAGTACATGAGTGATAAAAAACTTCCGGACAAGGCTATTGATATTATTGATTGTGCTGCTGCGAGATATAAAATCAAGGACGATCCAACGACCGAAGGTATAGAACAGATCGTCGACATCGAGCAGATAACCTATGAGTTAAGCAAGATGATTAATATGCCATTAGAAACTGTTGCTCAGAAAGAAAGTAAAAATCTTTCAGATCTCGAAGGGGGTATGAAAGCAGCAGTGTACGGTCAGGACGGTGCTGTTGATGTATTGCTTGACAAAATATTTGTGTCTCAGGCAGGCATGAAATCTCCCAACAAACCAATTGGCAGTTTCTTATTCTTAGGACCTACTGGTTGTGGAAAAACTGAAACTGCTAGACAACTATCAGATAAGATGGGTATGCCATTAGTTAGATTTGATATGAGCGAATATCAGGAAAAGCACAGTGTTGCTCGATTAATCGGTGCTCCTCCGGGCTATGTTGGCTACGAAGATAACGCAGGTCAGCTGATTACCAAGCTACAAGAAACTCCTAATTGTGTATTGTTGTTAGATGAGATTGAAAAAGCTCATCAAGACGTATCTAATATCTTATTGCAATTTATGGATAACGGATTTGTTACTGGTTCAAATGGAAAACAGGCCGATGGCAGGAACTGTATTCTTGTTATGACCAGCAATCTGGGAGCCAGAGACAACGAAAACAATACAATTGGTTTTGGTGATCTAGACAAAGACGGAGAAGATGACAAAGCCATTAAAAAGTTCTTTGCTCCTGAGTTCCGCAATCGACTAGACGCAGTAATTAAGTTCAGCAAACTAAGCCAAGAAACAGTTATACAAATTGTTAAGAAATTTATCAGTGAGTTAAACACGCAACTCAAGGACAAAGGCATTGACATTGTCTTAGACAAACAAGCAGTAGTGTGGTTAGCAGAAAGAGGATACGACAAGAAAATGGGTGCTAGGCCGTTGGCTAGGATCATCGACAATAAAATCAAGTCTCCCCTCAGTCGTCGAGTATTGTTTGGCGATCTAGTCGACGGCGGACGTGTAACTATAACTATCGAAAACGATGAACTAGCATTTAGCGTGGAAGATATTCCAAAGCCATTAACTAAAGATGAGAAAAAAGCTCTCAAAGCTCAAAAAATGTTAGAACTATCTAAAAATGAAATCACAGAAAACCAAGAAGACTAGTCGAAAGTTTTACAATAAGTGGTTATATAAGGTCTCTATAAAGGTCAATGGAGCACCTGTATTTCGCTTAGGAGATATGGATACGGTCATTGATTTTTGTAATAATGCCGATAATGATGCTCGACCCTATAGTCTAAGTCATAAAGTTCGAGATCATAAAGAACAGATCGTTGACATGGCGTCTTTTCTTAAACCCTATGATCCTAGCATATGGTCTAAGAGAGTAGAATCGAATATCGTGGACATATACACCAACGATCGACAGTTCTACGAAGACATAACCGATAGATTTTTAGAAACAGTTGTTCATAGATTTGAACCAGATCCACAAACAGAGGATTTGTTAAAAGATGGAACTCACTATATCGTTTCTAAAAAGCTGCCGCATGATAGATATCAATTTAGAGTATATCTGCTACCGCATAATATGTCGGGTGATCGTGATGGAAAACAACAAT